ATGAAACGTGTGTCGTTGTCCGCCCACACGGTCACCGTATAGTATGTTCCTTTATAAATGGAATTTGTAACCCATCCGCCGACTGTTGCATCACCCTCATCCTCTGTAATCTCGACTTTATCGAACGGAATACGTGCGATTACCAATTCACCCTTCTCAAATCCCAATCCTTCCGAAACGGCGAACTCTTTACCTGCAATCTCAACGCTGTTCTCCGACCACATCTCGGTCTTGTACTCGTTTGTTGTGGCCTCCATTGCCATGATGTGAATTGCATCTGGGGCAATCTCCAACCCAACCTCTTCACCTATCTTCGACTCTGTAACGGCTTGGATGGTGAACTCATATCCTTTAACCTCTACAATCTTCTCGTAATGAATCCCCATAAAGGTAGAGGACGTCACAACCCCCGTCAACTGTGCCGTCTTGGCTTTCGGGCCGACCAAGATTATATCTTCTGGACGAATAACAATGTCAACCGCCTGATTCTTGCCAAACCCCTTGTCGTCACACTTGAATGTCGTGTCCAAAAACTTGACCTTGAAATCCTCTATCATCGTCCCACCCAAGATATTACTCTCACCAATGAAATCCGCAACAAAGGCATTGGACGGCTCGTCATAAATTTGTTTTGGTGTACCAATTTGCTGGATTACACCATCGTTAATAACAACAATACGGTCGGACATGGTCATGGCCTCTTCTTGGTCGTGGGTAACATATATAAATGTAATACCCAACTCGCGGTGCATACGACGCAACTCATGTTGCATCTCCTTACGCATCTTCAAATCAAGCGCCCCCAGCGGCTCATCCAACAACAAAACTTTCGGCGACATAACAATCGCACGGGCAATCGCAATACGCTGCTGCTGTCCACCAGACAGGCTGTCAACATCACGATGTCCATAATCGGTCAATCCAACCAACTCCAACGCATCACTAACTTTGGTTTTGATTTCTTCTTTTGTGTGCTTGCGCGGCTTTGCTTTCGGGTTCTTTGCTAACTCGGCCTCGGTCGGCGGAACCATCTTCAACTTCAATCCAAACGCAACATTGTTGAAAACATCCAAATGCGGGAACAGGGCATACTTCTGAAACACAGTATTAACATTACGCTTGTGCGGGGGGGCGGTCGTAACATCCTCACCCTCCAGCATAATTGTCCCGGACGTCGGCGTATCAAAGCCGGCAATCATCCGCAAAATAGTTGTCTTTCCGCATCCCGAGGGGCCAAGGAATGTGACAAATTCGCCTTTGCGTATGTTCAGGTTCACGTCGTCAACGGCCGTTTCCTTTCCATATTGTTTGACCAGGTTCTTAATCTCGATGATTTTCTCGATTCCGTTTCCACGTGCCATGGCGTTGTCCTCCTTGTTTGGACCATTAAACAGTCACTAACATAATCCACTTATGTACTACGACCGTCGCTTGTTCTCTATATAATACCTCCCAGGCATAAGTGCGCAAAAAAATAGTAGGGCACCCAGTTTCTGATGCGATATTGTATCACAACGCCGACGAATTGCAAGGATTATTTTTCTATGTCATACTCTGTCATGGTTATTAGTGCCAAAGAGAAGAGTAAAGTAATAGAAAGTATCGTCACAGCAGTACAGTCAAAGTACGATGCTTGTCATGAAACATTAAGAGAAATTGCCAACAAAGCAAAAACAGGGGGCGAAAAACGACAAGCAACAGGGGATTTCGTAGAGCAAATTTTGCAAACAATTATTGACACGATTGCGAAGAGTATCCCAGAGGCAAATCTTGTTTCAAAACGAGGCAGCCAAGATTCTCTGTCAATGACCCTTAACTATAAAGGCGGAAAAATAGTCTTAAACAAGATACAGGTTGACAGGCATTTGTGGGCAAGAAACAAGCGAATAGCATTTGTTGAAAACAAAACTTATTTGGATGCCTGCTATCTGGACAGGGCATTGGCCGATTTCAAAAAAATCGCAATGGCACTAGAACAAGAGGGAACAAATCCAAACAGTGTCAAATACATCGTTTTTGCTGGCCAGGACGCAGTATCAGAAAGCAAGGTGCTAGCCTACGAGGCTTTGTTTAACGAAGAAACAAAGGGTCTGACTATAGAAGGCCTCAAACCACATATATTTTATTTCCTCCAAGAAAAAAGGCGGTCTTCAAAAGAATTAAGTGTGACAAAATTTTTGATAGACGTTGGTTCAGTCGAAAGATTTTCAGAGTTTATAATCAACCTACTTTAATCTTATCTGCAAAAGAAAGTTGTTCAACACCTAACTCTTTTTCTATACGTTCTTTTGCAACTTTGAAATATTCGGCGTCTTTTTCAAAACCTATGAATTTTCTGCCCGTACGAATACATGCAATGGCGGTTGTCCCCGAACCACAACATGGGTCCATAACAACATCGCCTTCGTTTGTATATGTTCTTATCAAATATTCCATCAAGGCAACTGGCTTTTGCGTAGGGTGAAGTTTCCCTTCACTTTCTGCTGTGACAAAATATTGGATAGAACGCGGATAACGCAACCCAGTTGTGTTTTTAACTAATACTGCTTTTTCTTGTTTTCCATACGCCAAGGTATCACGTACCGCTGTCCCTTTGTCATATGGGTCGCCTGCCGTCATTTGTGGATTGTATTTACATTGTTTTTTGTAAAACACGACAATGTCTTCATGGGCACGCATTGGCTGCTTCTTCGCATTCAAATATCCCGTGGCTTTTGATTTTTCCCAAACCATGGTGTATTTGAAATCCGCAAAGTTAGTAGACACCAAATATGCCGTGAATGGCATTTGTGCGGTAGAAATCACGGGAGCGGTTTCTTTCATGACACTTTTTGCACATGGCCAAAATTTATCAAAATCAATAACTTTATCCCATCCATTACGTTTGTTTAATGTCCCATACGGAAAATCTGTAATGATGGCATCAACACTTGCCTCGGCTATCGATTGGAATCCATGTTGTCCGAACATATCTGTTTTTACAAGCAGGATGCCACCTTTTTGGAACACATTGTTCATAATACAAGTATACACTATTGATGCGTTGGCATCGTACTGTTTTTTGCATTTCTAAAATGCCGAACATAAAACACAATCAGGGACACCATAATGCTGAACTCAATAATGATACCCATAATGTTCAACGCCAGGGCAAATAATATACTCCGCGCAACAATACTAATGAACACCGTCACCCTCAAAATGTGAACCCCACGGAACCACTCACCAAAAGTAACCAGCATCGCGGCACCCAACATAACCCAATCATACCAACCCTCGGCAAACATCGCCATAGACACCGCGGTCAACGCCCAAACAACAATCAAAAATGCCCAATCAACCACACGCCCAACACGCCCGCGGTTCTTATCCAACCATATAAACGCAAATCCTCGCAACGTCGCCACGCTGAAATACGCAACCAAAACCCAACTCTCCAACAACGCAACCATCGCAATACCTAAAATCCGCGAAATGGTCAACAACCACAAATTATGCTTCTTGTTCTTCAACTGCCAACAAACAACCAAAATAACCATGCAAATAACACCAATCACCTGACTGGTAATCCACTGCCACAAAGAAACGGTTATCTCGAAATTCATTATCCCTTGATACTAACACATAATATCAAACACGACTAGACAAAAAAATCCCCAATGTGATATATTATGTCTATGCTTCCGTGGCGCAGCAGGTAGCGCAACGCATTCGTAACGCGTAGGTCAGGAGTTCGAATCTCCTCGGAAGCTCCAAATTACTCCTCACCCTTCTCCGCCTCTTTCTCCAATTCCTTCTTAATATCTGGCAACGCAACGAACATCGCCACAACAATGGTCACGGCCAACCACGCAATCCCTAAAATGGTCGGCAACTGCCAACTCGCCCAATTCCCATCAACAATCCGCACAATCAACCACGCAACAATCGACAGGATAAGGACGGACGCCACACCCAATCCAAACACAACCCACTTGAAATCACTTTTCAGATACTTATCTCTCATACCCCAATATACACCCCACCAACAAAATTCTCCTATCAAAAATGTCAGCAACCCCCTTGACCCCCTCGGAACCCGTGCTACCCTAAAAGCACAGGGGAGGGTATTATATTGGTCGGGTTACATACGAACACGGGCCGACGAGGGAACAACAACTTTTCGCATCCGAGGACAAGAAAAAGTGGTCTGTCCCTATGGTTGTTATTACGGATTGTGCTTGACGACCCTTTTACCTCCACAGGCCCAAGAAAATTCATTTGACCAACTGGCTCGCCACCCTCGGAAACCCCGCCCA